GATCCGACATTCATAGGGTGAACTTCTGACTACTGCGTTTTGTGCCACCGCTCCATCCAACCTGCAAGCGTGTAGCCCCGCAGCGCACTCGCACCTCGGGGTTATCCCGCTCAACCTCTTTCAAAAATTGGGAATCCTTCCAGCAGTCGTACCCATACTTGGTGCCCCAGGCATGGTAGAGAGTGGGGTCGATCCGCATCCGCAGGCGACCGATGCCGTCGATGGCGCGGACCTCGCGCTGCGAGTCCTGGGCGATGCGCTTCTGCGCAATGCCGGCCTTGACCCAGTCCTTCTGGATGCCGGATTGGAACTCCTTGATGACGGCGCGGCGCAGTTCGCCGGGCAGATCGTCGAGAGCGTTGGCGATGACGGAGGATGCGGAATTGTGGGCCATGAGAAAAGGAAAGAGGGGGAGGCCCGGAATGGACCTCCCCCGTTGAAACTAAGACTAGCTCGCGCCGTTGAACATACCAAAGCCGCTCGGGTTCTTCACCACGAGACCGGCAATGGCCTCGACGAGGCGGGCAGGGCCGCCGCCGGCGTCAGGCAGATCCTTGACCTGCGGCAGCTTGGCGTAGCGAACCTCGACCATGTCCATCGGGATCACGTAGCCCTTGAAGGCCTGGGCGGACAGCGAGGTGCTGTTTTTACCCCCCAAAAACGTGGACGGATGTAAAATTAGCCGGCCGAAGTCCCCTTCAAAAAGATCAATGGATGCCTTAAAAGTATCACTTGACAGATCCTGGTTGAACGTGCGCACCGAGGTGGCAGCGATGGAATTGCTGTTGAGCGTCACGGTTGTGCCAGAGGCCGTGAGGTTGGTGAACGCACGCTTGAGCGTGGTGCCCAGGATACAATCGTAGTCGCGGAAGGTGCCGGTGGCGCTATAGATAGCGGTCAGCACGTTCTGGGCAGTCGCCTCGGTGAACGAAGCGGAGGCCGTGGTGTCGACAGCACCGGAGGCAGGCAGGAAGGGCGAACCAGAAGCGCAAGCGCCGATGTTGGAGGCGTTGGTGTTGTTCAACCAGTTACCGAGGGAGCCGGTCAGATAGGCATTGGTCGAACCGTTGTCGGCCTGGGCGGCCTGGTTGGTGCACATGAAGGTCGACTCCATGTCGCGCTTGATCTCAACAAGCTTCTTGGCAATGCCGTTGGCCAACTCATCGGTCACACCGGCGACGTCCTGAGTCTCGGCGATGAAACCGATGCGCAGGTCGCGGCGGAAGGCCTGGCCGTAGTTGTTCAAGCGGGTCCGGTTGACCACCGGGTTGGAGGCACTGGCAACGGTCACATCAGTGCCGTCGACAACGCCGGCAAGCACGGGAGCGCCGTAATTGTCGACCTGCCAACTGAACTGCATATTGCCGATGTCACGGCCCTTCGGGGCCATGGACACGAACGGGGTCGACTTGGCGTCGACGATGGCGATGTAGTCCGCCAGATCTTCACGGGCGGACGAGGTGGAAGCGAGCGGCACAGAGCCGCCCTGGTTGGGCTGAAGTAGGGGCATGGTTTAGAGCATCCTTTTGAGTACTTGGGCTAATTCGGTGGTCGTCCCGGACTTTCGGAACTGCGACTTGGCGTTATCCAGGCCGACCTTGGCCGCATCCTTCTTTGCAGGGATTGCGGTGGGTCGACCGGGCTGACTGGGTGCCTTGGCCAGTGGGCGGGTGGCAGACGGCTTGCCCTTGGCGGACTCCTTCTCCAGGCGCAGCTTGCGCCCGGCAATGAAGTCACCGACCAGCACCTGGTACTCCGGCAGTGAGGCAATCTGCGGCAGTTGCCGCAGGACGGCCTGCGCCTCGGTGTACTCGGTAGCTGAACGGTCTTTCCACCATGGGTAGAGCGTCTCGGCGATGGGCTTGATCTGCTGGTAGTTCTGCAGGAAGCGGGCGCGGTTTGGTATGTGCAGGTCGATGGCGTCTTCTACACGCCGCTTGATCTGCTTCACGTCCTCCGCGCTGTACTCCTTGCCCTCTACTTCGCAGCCGTCGATGTTGTCCTCGCACCACCGTTTCAGATTCCGGGCCTTGCTCCACTCATCGTTGAGCTTCGACACTTCCCAGACATCGGCAAACGGGTCTGCAGCGGACTGCACCGCGGTCGGCCTGTCGTTGGTCTGCTCCAGCTTGGTCTTGGCGTCGTTGAGCTCCCGCTCGAGAGCCTCGGCCTTCTCCAGCGCCTCTTTCTTCTGGCGCGTGAGCTTGTCGATGCGTTTGCGGTAGCCCAGCGAATCCTCGTCGCTGTTCTCTTCGGTCTCGGAAAGAACCTCCTGCTCAGGCGACTCGGCCTGGGCGTCCGTTTGTTCTGCGGTCGGCTCCGCATCCTCGGCCTGATCGTCCACGGAAGTGGCTTCCGGCTCCGGCACTTGTTGCTCGACGGCTGATGCCTTCTCTTCCTCCCCGCTGAATCGTGTCTTCAGTAGCTTCGCCAACGCCGATTCGTCGAACTGCATCGGGTTGATTGGGGGCTGTGCCGTGTTTTGGGCAGGTTTCGCTTCCTGTGTATTCGTCGGGATGTCCATGCTTTTAGACCCTGCAAGCCGGGTATGCTGCGCCAGGGTTGTTTAAGGCCAACCAAGAAGCCGTTGTTTGAGTGAGAGCCTAGAATTGACCGGAAGTCAATCCCCTCCCATTTCTTAACGCACTGATTTGTGCGATGAGATCCTTGATCGCGGCTGCCCGGCCTGAGTTGTAGGCACGGTCCTCCGCGGAAAGTGATGGGAGGAGGGCGTTGAGCACCTCGTCCCGCAGCGTGTCGTCGATGAGTTGGCCCATGGCCTTGAGCACCGGGTGCTCCTCGGACACGGAGAGGGCCTCCGAGAGCTGTTCGTCGGTCAGTTTCATTGGACTCCAAGGCGGCCGGTGATGGCGTTCTGCTGCTGTTGGACGCTGAACTGCAGGTTCTCAATGTACTTCTGCAGGTTGGCCTGAAAGAGCGGGTCCTGCTGGAGCTGGGCCTGATATTTCGGGTTGGATTGCAGGACCTGTTGGCTGAATTGCAGGCGCATGGGTGCGGTGGGGTCGTTCTCCCGGAGCTGGGGAGGATTGCCGAGCGACATGAGCGCGATCTCGTCGTTGGTCTCGTTGAACATCTTCTGCGCGGCCGGTCCCTGCTGCATGACCAGCTCGCTGGCGAGGTTGGGGTCGATGGCCCGGAGGGCGACACTGATGAGCTTGGCACGGTCGATGACGCCGGCGGTGTCGAGGGGCAGAACGAGGGTACTGATGGCCTTGAGCTTCTCGGTCACGAGGTCGGTGGACAGCTCGCGGATGTCGAATTTGAGCATCACGTCAAAGTCCTGAATGTCGGGAGGCAGCGGGGTGGTAGAGGCTGTGATACGCTGGATCTCGGCGGGGCCGACGTACTGGAGCGTGAGGGACAGGACCTGGCGGAAGGCCTCGGTCCAGCCGTGCAGCCAGTTGTTGATCAGGCGCTGCTGGCGCATCTGGGTGATGACCGGCGGGACCTTCTCGGTCGGGCGGCCGAAGTAGCGGTCGGTCTGGGCCTCGATGGCCGCGATCAGTTGGAAGGCAACACCGGGCTCGCGGGCGGGCGGTGCCAGGAATCCGATCTCGCCGCGGCGAAGGACAGGGATCTGGATGGCGGGACCGATCTTCAGGTTGCCGCCGCGGGTTTTGGGGACCTCGATGGGCGGGAGCGTGGCGAGGGACGTGTAGTCGAAGATGGAGTCGCGCTGGGCCTTGACCTCGTGCTGCCAGGTGGAACAGACCTCGGGCACGCCGCGGCTCTCGGTGATCTGGCGGTGGATGAGCTCGGAGCGCCAGATAACGAAGGGATACTGGCCGTGCGTGTAGTCCAGCAGGTCGAAGTAGCCCCACTTGTCGCCGACCTGGGGGCTGAAGACGGTGTAGAACACGCCCGGGATACCGTCGGAGTCGATAGACTTTTGGTAGGCGTAGACCACTTCGATCAGGTTTTCGCGGTCGAGGATAGAGTTTTCGGCAAGGCCGACGGCTGCGTAGGTGTAGGCGGAGTAGTCCGAGAAACGGCCCATCGTGTTGATGGCTTCCTGCGCCCACTCGGCGTCCCAGTCCTCGGTCTCAACCTTGTTGAGAAGCTGGGCCTCGGTCATGTAGTAGCGGCGGAAGACAACCCGGGCGGACTGGATGTCGGTGGTCTCGGGCGGGAAGACCAGCTCGTCGTAGGGTGCCAGGGCAGCGACCATGGGCTTATTGCTGACCATGGTGGGGATGGGGAAGTCGCACTCGCCCTCGGTGCGCAGGTCGCGGATGGCCTTGAGCGCCCGGCGCTTGCGCAGGTTGGGGAAGGCAGCGAGCAGGAGCTCTGCGGATTGGTCGTCGGCCTCGGGGTTGGCGATGAGATTGGGTAGGTCGGCCAGGATGGAGCCCTCGGGCGACTGGGCTGCCAAGGCCATGATCTGGTCCATGGTCAGGTACTGCTCCTTCTGCCCCATCTCCTGCTGCCAGGTAACATGGACGCCGGCCCAGCCGTAGGTCCAGAGGTACTGCGAGAGCAATTCGACCTCGCGGGTGAGGTCGTTGTACATCCGGGAGTTGACCGTCCAGTCCATCAGGTTGTGCGCGGTGACCGCCTGGTCGAGCTGGCTGATGTTGGTGGGCGACACGCGGAGCATCGAGCGCCAGAAAGAGGTGGAACAGAGGTCGACGAGGCCGTTGATCACCTCGTCGGCCAGCGGGATGCGCGTGTCGGAGGCACCGTCCCAGGGGAAGGCCGGCTTGTTGCGGTTGGCATCGTTGTTCTTCTTGCCGTCGTCGGTCTGCCCAGGCCAGCGGCAGTAGCGCACGTTCTCGGCATTCTCGACCCGGGCGAAGACGCCGTAGTCGGTGGCCGAGCGCCGCAGCTCCTCGGTCAATGCCGGTACATTGGGCTCGTCGCCGACCCGTGCCATCACGTCGGTTGCTTGCTTGTAGGAATCTCCTTGCATAGTGAAATGGTTTAGTATCCGCCGCCGCCGCGACAATCAAAGCCCCCGCGGCCTACGAACGCAAGACTTGAGACCAAAAGCATCCCCAGGCAGTCGATGGGATCTTTGGTGCAGCCCTTCTGCCCGTCGCGGCCGGTGTGCTCGGAGAGTGCGTAGGTAAGGTTGGTGCAGGTGTCGGTGATGTAGAGCGAGGGCTCGTTGAGCGCGGTGAGAGGCTGGGTGGCGTCGTAGGAGAGGAGCGAGTTGATGGCACTGGTGCGCTGGTCCACAGGCACGCCGGGTGCGGGAATGAAGGCCATGCCATCGTCGGTGGGGTCGTCGGATTCGGCCAGGAGGTCGATGAGGGTCGTGCCGCCGGCCTCGGAGAGCGCGGGGGAACCGCCGGCCTTGGGGTCGATCAGGCGCATGACGGGCTCGCCGTAGCCGAGTTCTGACTCGATCTGGCGGAAGAGCTTGCGGTACTCGGAGATGGAACGGCCGGCGTCTAGGGTTTGGGCGGGACCGAGCTTGCCGTCGGGCTTTTCGGAGGGCAGCGCCCACTCGCCGTAGTTGGAAAAGTCGGGGAACTCACGGACCACGATGCGCTTGCCGTCCTCGTAGACTAGGAGCCATAGGCAGAACCAATTGCGGGCTCCGGCAGGGTCGCAGACCATGTACAGCGTGCCGCCGGGTGGCACCTTGGAGGCTGGGATGCAGTGGATATCGGGGCGGAAACGGGCGAAGGCCTTGCCGATGTTGTCCGAGGCCCAGCCGTAGGCCCGGGTCAGGATCTGGCCCATGGGCGAGGTGACCAGCTTGGACTTCATCTCGTCGAAGGGGTTGTACGGGTTGTCTTCCGAGAAGAAGAACACGGTGCGCCGGTTGGTCTGGGGCTGCACCATGGTGCGGGCGGACTTGCCAAGGGGCCAGGTGGGCAGGGCCTGCTTGCCCTTGATGAGCTCGGCGTCGTCAAATCGGGTGATTGCGGAGCCGGCGGTGAACTCCTTGTAGACACTGGCGACGCCTTCAAGGGGTGTTTGGGTGACCAGGAGCTTACCGCGGCGGGTGATCAGGCGGTAGCGCAGTGTGTCCACCCAGGATTGCGGTACAAGCTCATCGCACCAGATCATGTCGGCCTCGCGGCCCTCGATGGTGTTCTCCGACTGAGTGTAGTTCAGGAAGTCGCAGCGGGAGCCGTTGGGTAGGATGAATGATCCGTCGGTGAAACCATTTTTGCGGGAGTAGTTCAGGTAGTGGATACGGCCCTTCTTGGTGGCCCGGAGTGCGACGGGCAGGTAGTTGTAGATCGCGGGCTGTTGCACGGTGACCGAGGTGGCGTGGGAGGTGTGACAGCAGAGAACCGATGCGTTCTCCTTCTCGAGGAGGGTTTGAACCACGCGGCGGGCGGCCCAGAGGGTTTTACCGGCGCGGTTGCCGCCGGAGATCAGCAGTTCCTGGGTGAGCAAATACTCGGTGTTGGCGATCTCCCAGTGGTCGGGGATGTAGCCGTAGGTGTAGGGGTCGGCCTTCTCGAGGAGCACGAGCTGGGTGCGCTTCTGCTTGAGCTCGAGGGCGCGGGGGTGCGAGGCGTCGACTTTGGGGATGACGGGGTGCTGCGGTTGCTCGTTCCACCAAGCGGTGTTGCAGGCCTCGGTGCAGAAGCGTTTCTGCTTGGGGCCTTCGCGCTGCTTGATGATCTCGAAGGGCTTGGAGCAGGTGAGGCAGAGTGGTTGGCTCATTTATCAATATTTTTCGTTTTAGAGAACCCGTCGACTTTTACCGTCGCCGCGGATTGCCCGACCCCCTCCCCCGGGGGCCCGGGCGGCCTTGTGTCTGCCTTGTGTAACGGGGTAGGACATTGGGCCTGTTGAGTGGGGCAAAAGTGCGTTTCGATCAATGTTTGCAGGGGTTTGCTGCGTGTTTGCGTTGCGAAGTGAATATAACTGCTATTGTGCAAGAAAACGCTGAAACAGGCCTAAAGTCGTGGTTTTCGATGACGCTTCCGCGGTAGGGGTAGGACATTTCGGGCCACTACCTAAACCAGGTCGGGCGTCTGCTCGTCGTTCACAGGGGTCACATTGCGCTCTTTTAGGTCCTTCATCAGGTCGCGGTGGCTCACA